CAGATGCTTACACATGGTACGAGTCACCAACATACCGCCTACGCGCAGAGTCAACAGCTAACGGATCAGTAACAGTTGGTTACTACGGATTCGGTGCTATCGCAACTAAGGTTGCAGCTGGCGCATTTAAGAACAACAAGGCGTAACAAACTCACTAAGTCGCTCTGGGGAGTAGTAGCCCTCTACTCCCCAGAGTCTTGAGAAAGGACATCATGGCACTTACAACAGTCGCAGAACTCCGTAGCACTCTCGGAGTCGGTACTTTGTATCCAGATGCAACCTTGCAGGAAGTATGCGATGCCACAGATGCAGTCCTACTGCCAATGCTGTGGAGTCCTACTTACTTTACAGTAGCTCATGAAAATATTGTTGGGCAGGGAACTCTTTATTTTAACGATCCTGTAAAAGAAATCTTTTATGTAGGTCAAACAGTAACAATTGCTAATTCTGGATCCTCTTACAATGGCAGTAAAGTTATTACAGCCGTTGGAGATTATTCAATCAGCATGGTTACAAACCACGCGACAGCGCAGCCTAAGCATGCTATTGCGCCTTATGGATCAGTCGCTTCAAGAACTTACACAGACTGGACAACCGATATGGCAGTCCAGCAAAGTGCTCTTATGATATCTGTCGAAATCTGGCAGGCGAGGACCGCTACCCTTTCTGGCTCCAACGCTGTCGATTTCCAGCCAAGCCCTTACCGAATGAGCGCACAGCTTCTCGCTAAGGTGCGAGGATTGATCAGCCACGCGCTCGATCCGCGCAGCATGGTGGGTTGATGTCCACACCCATAACTACACTTCGCACTACTTTAGCAACTGCTCTGGTCAATAATGCCAAGTGGCAGACCTTTGCATTTCCACCTGCAACAGTCCTTGCTAACTCTGTGATCGTGTCTCCAGATGATCCTTACTTGACACCTAATAACAATGGGCAGATCTCTATCAGCCCTATGGCTAACTTTAAGATCATCATGACTGTTCCACTATTTGACAATGAGGGAAACCTTAACGGCATCGAGGACACAGTAGTTGGCGTGTTCGCTAAGTTAGCCGCATCATCTCTGGTCTATAATGTAAGCACAATAAGCGCACCAAGTATTCTCAACGCTGCATCGGGTGACCTACTCAGCTGCGAGATGTCCGTATCAATCCTAACGAGTTGGAGTTAATTATGTCCGATTGGGAAAAAGAGAACGAAGCCTTTCTGATCAAGATCGGGCAGGTTAAAGAAGTACCAGCAGTAAAGCCAGCAACTAAAAAGGAAGAGGAATAACCGATGTCAGTTTATCTAGCCAATACCGGAGTTCTAACTGTTAATTCGGTAGATCTCTCAACATTAGTAACGAGCGTAACTATCAACCGCGCATTTGACGAATTGGAAGTCACAACGCTTGGCGATTCAGGTCACCGATTTGTTAAGGGCTTGGAAGCATCAAGCATCACAATCGATTTCCTAAATGACGAAGCATCTGCTAAGACACTACAGACACTCAATTCATCAACTGTATGGGGCAACAACGTTACAGTTACATTTAAGCAATTTGCAGGGGCTACTGCACCTGCCAACCCTCTATACACCATGACATGCTTGGTCAACAACATCACTCCCGTTAACGGAGATGTCGCAAGCCTAAGTACTCAAAGTGTTACATGGAACGTATCAGGTACAATCGCAGTAACAACATCGTAAGAAACTAACAAAGGGGCAAAACCATGGCAAAACTAAAGATCGTTCGTAATGATGGAAGCGTACTAGAAGGCGAGATCACTCCAGCTGTGGAGTATTCGTTCGAGCAGTACGCTAAAAAGGGCTTCCATAAGGCGTTTCGTGATGACGAGATGCAGACCTCGGTCTATTGGCTAGCTTGGGAAGTAACACGCAGGTCAGGTGAATCTGTTAAGCCTTTCGGGATTGACTTCATCGAAACTCTGAAATCAGTTTCGGTCGAGGATTCAGACCCTTTGTCTTAAAGCGCGACTTACCCTTCACCTATCTAATCGCTAGGCTAAGCATTAGATTGGGAGTCGCGCCACAGCAGTTATTGGAATTAGATCGAGACATGCTCAACGCATTGTTTCAAGGTCTCACGGATGAAGCAAAGGAGTCAGCAGATGCCAGTCGAGTTCGCAGGCGTAAATGATCTCCGCAAAGCCTTAAAGGCTTATGCTCCAGACTTGGACAAAGCTCTAAAGAAAGAATTGACAGCGATCGCAAAGCCTCTGGTTAACAAAGCCAGAGGTTATGCGCCTGCCAGTCCACCGCTTAGCAACTGGGGTAGAGAAGGCGGTCGCTTTCCTACATATAACGGAGCAGCAGTTAAAGCTGGAATCCGTTTCAGCACAGCGAAATCTAAGAAGAATAGTCGTGGCTTTTCTTCCAGCACACGCATCGTTAACACGACAGCGGCAGGTGCTATCTATGAAACAGCAGGGCGTAAGAATCCATTCGGTCAGCCTTGGGTAGGCCCTAAAGGTCCAGCAGGCAGTAAGTATTCTCATTCGATTAACAAGTATGCAGGTCGTGATTTTATTGCTGCCATGGGTGGCGAGATGAAAGGTAAGGGCATGGACAAAGGCCGCCTTATCTATCGCGCTTGGGCAGAGGATGAAGGAAAGACTCAGGATGCAATCATCAAAGCAGTCATGAGAACAAATGATCTCTTTCAATCCAAAACAGGCGGAGCAATTACTCGCGGAGTTAGGAAGGCTGCATAATGGCACAATCCAATATTGACATTAAAATCCTTGCCGAGTTTTTGGGTAAGAGTGCCTTCAAGCAAGCAGACACAGCAGTCGGCAAACTTAACAAAAGCGTTAAGTCTTTAGGTGCTTCTTTTGGTATTGCTTTTGGTGGCGCAGCCCTTGGTGTTGCGATCAAAAAAACAATTAGAGATTTCGCAGATGCAGAGCGTGAGACACAGCAGTTAACTAACACAGTTAAGAATCTAGGCTTAGCCTTTGCTGCTCCAGAAGTAGATGCTTATGTGCAGAAGATCGGCAAGCTCTACGGAGTTACAGGCGATCAAGCAGTCCCAGCAATGCAGGCATTATTAACTGCAACTGGATCAGTATCTCGATCTACAAAGATCATGAATGTTGCGCTTGACCTTGCAGCTAGTCGTAATGCCGATGTCGCATCCGTTGCCAGCGATCTTGCTAATGCCTATGTTGGAAACACTAAGGGACTTAACCAATACAGATTAGGTCTGACAAAGGCTGAGCTTGCCGCTATGTCCTTCGATGAGATCTTAGAGACAATCGGAACCCAGACACTAGGCTCAGCCGATGAAGCTGCTAAGACTCTTAGCGGTCAACTTGCCATTCTTGCAGAGGTAAGTAATCAAGCTAAAGAGCGCATTGGTGGCGGATTAGTTCAAGCCCTTGGTGGTCTTGGTGGACAAAATGGCGCAGGCGGCGCAGCGCAGAACATTGAAAATCTTTCGATTAAACTTACTAACGCAATTACAGGTTTCGGATATTTAGTTCAAGAAGTAAAGATTGCTCAACCTATTCTTGTAGGCGCAGGTATTGCTATCGGTCTTGCTTGGGCTCCATGGCTTACAGCGATTGGTGTTGCAGCAGTAGCGATTGGTGCTATCGGCAATGCGATGAGAAAATCCAATCCGCCGCAACCTATGAACACAGGAAAGTTATTTTTTCCTAGCGGTGGCGATGGTGGATATAAAGAACGTCTAGCCGCTGAAAAGAAAGCAGAAGCGGCTGCGGCTGCTCGCGCTAAGAAGTTAGAAGCATTGGCAAAGGCTTCTGAGAAAGCACAAAAGGATTCTCTTAAGCTTGCTAAGGCTAAGGCAGTCTTTGACCTACAGAAGATCCAGATCGAAGCAGCCCTAAAGGGTAAGATCTCAGAAGAAGATAAGATTCGCCTAAAGCTAATGAAGGCGATTGAAGATGAAAACATCACCAATGTTGAAAAGTATCAGAAGGCTCTAGAGACTGCACAAACAAAAACTAAAGAACTTACTGAATTACTTGCCACAGTTAAAACTTTAGAGCTTGCAGATCCTTTTGGTGCATGGTCACTTGATCCACTTACTGAGGCTATCAATGAGCTTACTAAGTCAATGTTTTCTGTACAGACACAGATCCAAGCCAACGGCAGAGAGTGGTCATCTTTTGCTAACTCTGTAACTACTACTGTTCTAAAGCCTAACCTTTCAGAATGGAACTCATCTTTTAGCGCAGCAGCGGCGAGCGCAGCAGCGGCGACAGCAGCCGCTACTTCTGGACTTAATGCCACAGCAGCAGCGGCGACTAAGACAGCATCAGAAGCAGCAGCGGCCAGCGCAGCGGCAATAGCTGCAGCCAACAAAGCCTCAGCAGATGCAATAGCAAAAACACAAGCAGAAGCTCTGACGACCCTAGGTAAACTTAATGCAGAAACTGCTGCAAGCACAGCAGCAGCAACAAAAGCAGCCCAAGATGCTATTGATGCTGCTAACAAAACAGCAACCGAAACAGTCGCAGGTATCCTTGCTAAAGCTTCCGCAGAAGCAGCAGCTAAAGCTGCAATCGCAGCATCCGGTAATGTATCGACTCTAGAAGCATTTAAGGCAGCAGAAACCGCGGCGGCACAAACAGCTGTGACAGGCGGATCAACTAAAATCGAAGTAACTGTTTCCGGCGATCCTTTCACAGATCCTAACGCTGTGGCAGAAAAGGTTGTCGAGATTATCCGCAACGCAGGTCAACGCGGCACAGTAGATGTGTTAGGTTTTGAGTAATGCCTTGGTTGCCAGAATGGCGCGTGACAATCAATGATGATGTCTACACTAATGTCACAGCAGTATCTTTTGCTTCTGGTCGTTTAGATATTGATCGCCAGCCTACGGCTGGCTACTGCCGAGTACAGATCATCAATACCGATGGTTCGCCTTTTACTATCAATGTTTCAGAAGCAATCACTTTAGAGCTTAAGAATTCATCTGGCACTTATGTAACTGTTTTCGGCGGTGAGGTCTCGGACTTTTCTATTGCAGTTAGAAGCCCAGAGGAAACTGGTTTTATTACTACAGGCACAGTCTTAGGCGTAGGAAGCCTTGCAAGGCTCACCAAGGCTGTTTATAACACAGCCCTAGCAGAAGGTTTAGATGGGGCGCAAATCGCCGCTATCCTTGGCTCAGCCCTTTCCTTGCCATGGTCAGAAGTAT